CTTCAACGCCTTGTGTCGCTCCAAGATGGCATCCAGCGCTTTGCGATCAGCACCAAGGATCGGGTTGTGGGGAATCTCGGACGCCTCCAGGGTCTCGACCGGGATCAGGTCGAAGTCCGTGGCGCGGTGACTTCCAGCCATCGGGCAGTCGTCGTCATGGGCTTCCTTGCCCTTGGCGCCGCAGTTGCACTCCGGCTCGTCATCATCGTCATCGTCTTTCCGCTTCTTGTCGTCCCTGGCGATCAACTTCTCGACGAGTCCGCAGAGGCGATCGACGGCGTCGGTCGACTTGCGCTTCTTGTCGTCGTCATCGTCCTTCGCCTTCTTTTTGTCATCGTCATCGTCGTGCGCCTTGGCCTTTTTGTCGTCATCGTCGTCCTTGGCGCGCTTCTTGTCGGAACCCTTCTCCTCGGATTTCTCCGCGGGCTTGGCCCCCTTCTCTTCCTTCTCCAACTCGGCTTCCGCCGGATCGGCGTCTCGTGTCTTCAATTTGGCATCCTCGTTTCTGCGGGCCGCCCTGCGAAGGGCTTCCGCGTTGGCTTCCTCGTTGCGTTTCACCGGATCGTCCGGCGAGGTGTCTTGGGCAACGAGCTTCAAACCGAGCGAAGAGAAGAAATCCTTCATCCCGGCAAAGAAGCCCGTGGCCTCCTTCACGTCCATACACTCCTCCTTTTGCTCGATTTGTGAAGCATCTGAATTTGAATCCAGAATTCTGACTGAACTGCCCGCGCGGCCCGACTCCACCACAGCCACGTGGTTTCCGACGATCCCAACTTGCTTATAACGTCCTTCAACTTCGTCGGGAACAAGATCGTAGTCATACCCGCAAGAAATTTCTGCGATGGTATCGTTTTCGACACGGTTTATAAGAATTGAATCTTTAATTACGAGATCAGCCTCGATGGCAAATTCTCCATCCGGGAGTTGACCGCCTTGCCTTACATTTTGTACATGGCCCTTCGAATAATTCGCATCATTGTCGGGAGTCAGAAATACGGGAGGATGGGGAGATGTAATTGACTTACCTTCAAAACTCGCCAGCGTCGTAGGAGAAAACACTTCGTTAAACGGTCTGAACACCTCGACAGTTTGATTAGCTGGGACGCCTTCGAGTTTCAATTCCGAGGCTTTGTATTTTTGCAAACCACTTCTGGCTATCGGCGTGCCGAGAACCACCAAGTAACCTTCTTTGGTTTTTGCCCGGTGACTCCCGAGGGCAATGCGATCAGCGTGAAATTGTGCCATTATCTATATGCGCGAGCATAGTTGTTGTAAGTGCTAGAACAACTCCTAGAGCAAACAACCCGTTTAATGCTGCGCTTATTATTAGGATTGATGTCGAACTTCCCTTTACAGATCTCGCAAATACGATCAAAGTGCGGAGTTAGTCTCGCGCTCCACCATTTCTTCTTTACGGATGATTGCAAAGCAATGCTCTCGGAAGAATGGGTTTTACCAAGCATCCGAGAACTGTTCAGAAATCCTTGAGGTACAGGACGCGGATTTAAACGGTAAGCGCGAGCAGAGGCAGCGGCTGCTTTACGCTGATGCTCGGGATTACTGTAGAACTGTTCCAATTCTGGATGCTTAATCCCCACTCCAAATCTATTACCTTTCAATCGTTCTTTAGCTTCCGGATGATCTCGAAAAAACTTTCTAACAGCCGCACTCATACGTCGTCGTGTCAGCTTTGAACGAAGGGGGTGATCGCCTCCATGTGTCATGTTATAGCCATTCGGCCATACAGAATTGCAGCGCTTGATCCACTCAGCTTCGAGGAGATTGAGTTCTTTGCGATCTGTCGAACGCGCCACGATAGAAATTTCAAAAGCCAGCAATCCGTACTTACGAAGCGCATTCCCAAAGTAGGTATTCGCTGTGAAATGTTTCTTCACGCGTCGGTTCAGAGTTTTAACAGTCTGACCGATGTACGTCTTGCGACTCACGCGGTGCGTGAACTTATAAACGATACCTTCTTTCGTACTACGGAGATTAAGCATATCTACTATTTTATTCTTTAGTAGCTTTCTCCGCGCACCAGCTTGTTCGTCGGATCAACGTCCTTACCTTCGTGTTCGGCTTCCTTCTGTTCTTCGCTTAAAAATTTATTGAGTTCTTTCTTCAATTCTGGCAAGCCGTCGTCGCGCCCGAAAGTCTTCGCATCGACCGTGACCGGATTCTCACCGAGGTAGTCTGCCGCCATCCTGCCAAGCTTCCCGTCGTCCACTGCGTTGCGCGCGATATTCCCAGCCGCGTGCTGTTCTTCCGGCGTCATGGGCGTATCGCCGGGACCAGTCAACGTGCTCACGGGCCAGCCGCCGCCGAACGAGAGCATGGCGTCAGTTCCAGTGAAAATATCTGCTCCGCACATGGAATCGTTGTACGACTTCCCCGCCGTGTGCATCGCGATCGCGACTGCCTGCTTTTGGGGCTTTCCGTGCTCCATCTCTGTCTCGATGTTGTGCGAGATCGTTTCTTGGCTGCTGCCTTTTTCAAGCGGCATCTTTGACCTCCTTGGCCTTTCCCTTCTTCGCTTTCCCGTTCGGCTTCCCTTCCGGCGACGGGATCATCTCGTCCTGTTTACCGAACGGGTTCGCGCTGTTCAGCGCCTCCATGCCCATGCTCTCGGCCGGGGTGATCACGGCGTCGTCCGCTTCCTCGATCATCTCGTCCGTTATGTTCGAGAACGCGCCAGTCTCGTCAGCTAGTTGCTGCAACTCCTGCAACAGAGTCTTGCGCCCGAACCCCCCAGCATTGAACACATCGAGGATCGGCTTTGTCTTTTTGTCTGTCAGGTCAGCCTGCTCCTCGTTCGTCAGCGAGCGCACCGGCCTGTAGTTCCACGAGAAGTCCTTTGGCACCTTGCCCCAAGTACTGACCGCGACGACGGGCAAGAGTTGGCGGAGGTTCGGGTCGAGTTCCGACTTCTGCTTCTGCCCGATGCTGTCGTAGTAGACGTGCTCGTCGCCTTCGTTCGTCGTGCCCAAACCGCCCGAGGGTTTGCCGAACAGCCGCGAGTACGGATAGCCCGTCGCCGCGCAGATGTCTTCCTTGAAGTGCATGTAGACTTCGCCCAGGCCGCCGAACGAGTACGAGTGGTTCTCGGCCGAACCTTTCTCCGGGAGAATCAGCAATCCCTGGTTCGACATCGTGTGGTTCATGGCTTCCAATGCGGCGGAGAAGCGTTGCTGGTTCGCTTGGGAAGCACCGAGGCCTGAGAGCATCGAAGCCAGGTCGGGCTGCCGGATGGCGAAGATGTTCGCGCGGAAGATCAGGTTAGCCAGGTTCCAGCTGGTGTTGTCGCGCTTCCTCAGTTCCTCGAAGAACACTTCCACCTCGGAGATGCCCCATCGCATCTCGGCCTGCTTCTCCCAATACGGCACATCGCGCCCGATGAACCTGAGCACGCGGGAGGAGTGAATCTCGAACGAATCCGCCTGCTCCGTCGTGACCCGGTAGGCCCGCGGCAGGCCATAGCCTACTGGGTCGTTGATGTCGTTGTTGATCTCGGGCAATGGCGTGATTCCGGACCAGCGGTCGAACGTGATCAAGCCTTTGTAGCTGCCGAGCGGGACCTCTTCGGGAACGAGCGGCTCAGCTAATCGGCCCTCGTCACCTTCGATGATGATCACGGCGCCGGCGCCGCCGAAGAGCCTGCCCCACTCCATCCCGCGAAGGATGCGAGACTGCGTTCCGGTGACTCTCAACACCTCGTTGAACTTATCCAAGTGCTTCGGGTCGAGTTCCGTCACGACCTCGATCCAGTTCTTGAGCATGTCCTCGGGGACGGAGTCGATGACCTTCCTCACGAGCCAGTGGTTGCGGTAGAGGCTCTGGAGCAACCAGTATTGGTACGTGAGCCGCGTGAGCGGATAAGCCGTTCCTTCGAGCAGCGACGGCGTTCCGAAACCAGTCCGCGCCAAGGCGTTCGTGAACATGTCCATCGTCTGGCGGGACTTCGCCTGCTCCGCTTGCCACTCAAGGAACTGCGGAGCCGTCAGTCTGGGCTTGCCGTTCATCAGCGGAATCAAATCAAGATTAGAACTGGCGCTCAATTGATCTCGCGTCCATCTCTGAAGTATTTTCCGGTCGGAACATCATGCGCCTCCAAGAAGCACGCCTTGATGATGGAATCCGCCCCGTGCTCCGCCGAATGAGTGGCGTTGCTTCCCCCCATGTCGGTTCTGCACCAGTCCGGACAAGCGGCGTTGCAAAAAATACCGTGCGGCTTCAATGCCGCCGCCAGCTTGAACGTGCTCATCAGCAGCGCAGACTTGCTCCCCGCGTACGCGATCTGGAAGTCGGTGTGAGCCCGCGCATCGTTGAACTCTCCCGAGCCGGACATGACATTCACCACCCTGGCCCCCTTCGCCAGCAGGGGGAGGAAGTAGCGCGCGGCCAGGAGCGGCCCGAGCACGTTCGTCTTGTAGACGCTCGTCCAGCGCTCGGGAGTTATTTCCAGCGCCCCAAGGTGACCATCGTCTGGAACCCAGTCTGGTTCGGCTGCGTTGTTTATGATCACGTCGAGTTGACATCCCGCCTGCCGCAACCGCAGCGCGGCGTTGTGGATGGAGTTCTCGCTGGAAACGTCGATGACCAATGGCTTGATGTTCGCCCCCCACTCCTCGCAGCGGACGCGGCGCACGCCCATGTGGACCGCGTAACCGAGACGGGCGAACTTCCGGCACAACTCCAAGCCGATTCCGCGGTTGCCGCCCGTGACGAGAGCGCTAGGCAACTCTCACGTCCTTGCTGTAGCGCATGAGTTTCGGGTCGCCCTTCATGTCGTCGGTTTGGATGTAAGTTCCGAGTCCAGCTTCCCTCAGCGCGCGCAGCAGCTTGGCGCCGAACTCGACGCTGCTCCTCGGAATCTCCTGGTCTCCGTAGGGGAACTCGGGACAGACGTAGACCGTCGACGGGCGCAGTTCCCTCATCATCTCCACGAATCCCGAGAGGTCGGCGTCTGTCTTGTTGTCCGCGGTGATGATGTACTTCGGCCAGAGGTTGCGCGTTCCGCTCGACTGATACCGCCGCAAGTTCTCCGCCACCCTGTTCAGCACGCTGCCCGGAACGCCCCTGACTTTGGCGAACGTCTCCGGCGTTCCTGCGTCGATGCTGACCGTCAGGTACATCCGGTTCGCCGCCAAGCCGTCGTAGACTGCCTGCTTGAAGGCGATGGCGTTCGAGAACAGGCAGACCTGGCCGATGTTGTTGACGAGAAGGTATTCCAGCAATTCCTCGAAACCAGGAAGCAGGGTCGGCTCACCGCCGTTGTACTCAATCCACGTCCCCGGATTTATTTTTCCGCGCTTCCGGAACTGCTCGATGAACTCGACGATGCGATCATTCCCGTAGGCGGCTGGCTTGAAGTTGTCCATCTGCGTGTACAGGCAGTATCCGCAGCGCATGTTGCAGAACGTCGCGTGGGAGATGTTGAACCCGGAACTGTGGTCCGGGACGCCGAGGCGGCTGAAGTCCACGTTGGCCGCGTCCGTTTCGAACACCCTGCTGCAGCGCAGGCAGTCCCCGGCAACTGGATCGCCGGCATTTAGGGCGTCGTGCAGCCGCCTCCTGCGCTCCAATACCAGATCGTAATCGACGCCACCGGACGCCATTTCGGCTGCCGTGACGATCGCCGGACTCTGCCAGGTGTTCGCGCAACAGCAGTGCACGCCGTCGAAGTCAAATCTGACGCCACTCTCGATGTTCTTGCAGGTCTTCAATTGTGCACCAGCATGACTTCCGGGACGATGCCCCACGGCACGCCGGAGCGGACGAGGTGCGCCCCGAAGCTGTAATCCGCCCCGGCGGCCGCATTCTCTGCGACCGGCTTGGCGTGGAACTTGGTGAAGCGCGAGGCTTTCACCAGGAACGAAGTCTTTATCGTCCTTCCAATCTGCATCTCCCAGACGCGGTATCCGGAGCCGCCCGATGCCGCCGGACCGACGACGGCGCCGCCGCAGACGACGAATTCCCAGTTCTCCCGGTAAGCGGCGCTGAGCATCCGCTGGCCGAACTCCGGCACGTAATAGGTGTCGTCGCAAGGGAAGCAGTACCAGTTGCCGCTGGCGTGGTGCCTGATCGCCCACTCCGCGGACCAGTAGCAGTCGGAAATCTTGATCTTGTTCGCCGTGCGATAGTAACGGAAACGCTGGTCCTTCATGCCCGACACGGTGGACCGATGCCTCGACGCCACGTCCTCGTCCACTGAATTGTCCGTGACCAGCACTTCGAAGTCTTTGTGAGTTTGCGCGGCGAGCGAATAGAGGCAAACGGGAAGCAACTTGGGACGGTTGAAGCAGGAGACGACGTAACTGATGTCGGGAGAGTTCACGGCGTCACTCGATGATCCCCGTCCGCAAGGCCAAGGCGATGGCCTGAGAAGTGGTGCGGACTCCGAGAATCTCGCGGACGATCTGCATTTGGTTGCGCGCGTAAACTTCGCTGTGGTGCAATTCTTTGACCCGCGTGCCGTCTGCTATCGAACGGAGCCAGCGGCGGTCGCGCTCGCTCAGTTCGAGGCGGAAATTGCTCTGGGGGCCGTAGACGTGATTGATAGTCGCGCTCATCGCCCTGTCACCTTTGACGGTTTCAACCATTGCAATCATGGATGTATTCGCCAGCGCGGCAGTAGGCTTCCCGGCGGCTGTGGACTTTGCCGAATTCGCGGCCGCACTTCGAGCAAACCACCAGGAAGCCGAACGCGAGTTGAATGAGTTTCAGCACAGGCCCGCCGCCTTCCTGAAACCATCCGGCAACTGACCAACCGGAACGGATGGCCAGTTTGCTTCGCCTGGATTCCGCTTCGTGCTGCGGTCGTTCAACGTGGCCACGAAGTTCCCATCGCCGTCCTTGGTGACTATCGCGCGCGAATCCCGCGCTGGCTTGATGAACGCCGCGTCTTCGATGAACTGACACTTCTCGTCCCACGGATGAGTCAAAGCGTAATCCGTGCGGTAGATCAGGTTCGCCCCCCAGATGTAACCACGGTAGTAGCT